TAGTCCGCCTGTTGCACTAGTGTTATCTGATGTTTGGTTACTAAATGTAATTTTCCAAACAGCACCATTGCCACCTTTAAGAGGTAGTCCACTAGTATCAGCACTACTATCAATAGTGTTAATAGTTATGTTGTCAGTAAATTCTGTTGTGTCTTCATTTGAATAAACATCTGTAATTTTAATTTTATCACTAGTATTAAACAATGCCGCTGGACTGTCTGCTTGTGATATAAACAATGTTGTTCCGCCAACTACTACTCCGTCAACGTTACTTGTTCTTTGTGGTCTAACTACTTTACCAATAGCACCTGTAGTTTCTTGTGTAACTGTATCACCATAATGTGCTTTAACTGCACCACTAAGTGTAAACTCTTGTTGGTTAACTGCTGGAATTAAATCTTCTACTATTGCTGGTATAACATTTACAACTTCATATTTTCTTAAATCAGTACCTGCTCCGTCTGCTGGTATAACAGCACCTAGTGTTGTTAAAGATCCTGAGAAGTTTCTAGCACTTGTTAGTGCCGCATCTGAGAATATTGTAAATGTATTTGCATCAACTCTACTAATATAGTGATCGTCATTTAGTCCTGTAACACCTACACTATTTTCAATTTTAATTTTAGTACCAGTTTCATATCCGTGACCAGTAACTTCTACAGTATTTGTTCCTGTAAATCCAACTAGTGCAGTTCTTTCTGCAAAGGTAATATCAATTTCACCTTCTGGTAAAGGAATAAAGTCTGTATCGTAAACATAAACATAGTTTTGTTGTTCTTGTGCTTCAAACTGTGCTGATTCGTTTCTATATACTTTAGCAGTTTGTACAGTATTGTATGCTAGTTGACCACTTTGTGGAACTTCGTTAGGGTCACTACCTGCCGCAACTAAACCAAAGTTACCATAAGCATTTGAACCACCTACGGATCTAATTTCAGAACCGTTGTTTGCATAGTATGCCGCATGACAGTAGTATGTGAACATACCAACCATCTCTGATAAACCTGTGTTAGTAACAAGTAGACCGTAACCTAAATCGTTAATCTGTGTAAAGTCATTACCTAACTGTGATCTGTTACCAGCTGTTTGTAATACTGTTGTATAGTTTTCACTTTGTCCGTACTGTGGAGTTCTTACATCGTTAACTAGTGTATAATGTGTAACTGGACCTTCCCAGCCTAAGCCGTTTCCGTTACCATCTTTAACACCTGAGTTGTCATCTAGTATAAGTTCACAAGTACCGTTTTCTTGATCATGGTTAATAATTGAGTTAACTTGGTAACGTATACCGTTTACATAGAATGGTGCTGGAACTTCAGGACGTCTTACAAATAAACCGTGTCCTACACCTACGCCATTAACTTGAACTTGTGATCGTTTACTTCTTGCAAACAATCTAAAGTTGTTACCATTTTTACGACCTACAATTTCTAATGGCATGTTACCATTAAATCCATCAACAAACATACCACCTCTAAATGCTTGTTTGTTAACTGATTGTGAGAAACTTGAACCTGTTTGGATATATGGTGACTTAGTAAGAATTTGACCTGCAGGGTCAAGCACTGTCATAAATCCACCGTGTCCTTGTACAGTACAGTTACGTATGATTGTAGCATCGTTCATTAAGAACACATCCATGTCTCTGTTGTGTATTGGTGGATTGTATTCTGGATTGAAAGCGTATGTTATTGTGTTAATAAGGTTAGTTACTACACCACTTGAACCATCTTCAGCTGCCGCAAAGTTAGTTTTCCAACTTGTTAGTACTGTTCCGCTTGGCTCTTGTATGCCTGCAACATTAAGTAAACTTTCACAAACAGTAGCAATTCTACTAATTGCTTGTGTTGTAATTTCTTCTTGTCCAACTTCTACTGCGCCTTCGTAGTATAAGCCTTGGACTTGCATTGATGCATCGTTACGACCTTTGGTTAAGTCATTTGCAAGTGCATCTACAATGTATCCAATATCTCTTTTACATTTAGTAGTAAAACTAAACTTACCTACGTTAACACTTTCTGGAACTCCTGCCGCACCAGGATCTCCTGATTCGCTACCTGTTAATTTGTTAGCAGTATTGAATATTGTTGTTGGCGATACAAGTACAACTGTTGTTTTACCTGCGGCATTAATTGGATCATCTTTAACTTTACCACTAGCACCTGTTGTTGCCTGTGTCATTGTTTCGCCTTTGACAGCCGCTACTGTTCCAGTGAATACAATAGTTGTTTCAGCCCACGTACCAAAGCCTGCTGTTTGTGCCGCTGTTGCTTGGATATCCATCCAATCATATATATCTTCTTGTATATTGATTTTGTTTTCTGCTAGAATCAAACTTGCGTTAATTCTGTTGCCTAAGTTATTAACACTTAATGCACTGTTTGTATTAATTGGTTTGCGTGAGTCTGAAGCATAATGCCAACCCATGTCAAAGTCTTTTGTATTTGTTGTATCAGCTGAAGCAACTTTTAATCCTGATTGTAACGCACCGTTTAATTTTAGATCATCTGTTAAATTAAACTGTGGACTTGCTGAGAAGTTTGCTCCTGCAGGGTTATATCCATCATTGTATGTAACAACTACTGATGTGCTGTTTATAACATCTTCTTGTACAACTGCTCTTGAATCTGTATTACTATTAATAAAGTCAATAGTTAAATCAATAATATTAATACTTGCATCACCACTAGCAATGTTTGTATCAATATCACCTTTAGCATCTCTAAGTGCCTGCGAAATATCTGCGGCATTTAGTGCTGATGTTGGAAGTGTAACTCCTGTTGGCAATGTTTGATTGTCAACAGCGTTGTAGATAATATCAAGTAATGCTTGTGCTTCACTACCTTCTGTTGCACTTGCATTGTTACCACTTATTATCTGATCGTTAATACCGTCAGTATTATCATTACCTGTTGCACCTGTACGTGTAACACCTGTTAAAATATCTGTAACAATAGTTTTGAAATGTGTAATAGCCGCTTTAACAACTGTTTGATATGTACCATTGATGTTAAGCGAAGTATCTGTAAAGTATAGTCTTGCTTGTGTTGAAGCCGCATCATTACCGCCATATAAAATGTTATATGTTAATGCATCAGTCCAACGCCCAACATTTTGTTCTAGCAAGTCTTCCATGTCACTATCAAATCCTGCTGGAGGTGTAGTGTCATTATTAATGTGTGCAATAATTTCTGTTTTAATAAACGGTTTGTTTGCTTGTAGTTTGTCTCTTGCCGCAACTTTGTTTGAGTCAACACCATTAAAGTCTGGGAATACAAGTGTACTTGTAATATCAGCAACATAGTCACCGTCACCTGGACTGTTAACACTGTTTTCATCTGTGTTACCATTTTCAATAAGATCAAGTACAGTAGCAAAGTATGCTTGTGATCTATTTAATGCTGTACTGTTGTCTGCAACGTCATCTAATAATGCTACTTTGTTGCCTGCAAATCCAATTGATGCTAATTCTTGCTGTAATTGACTTGATTGTACAACGCCTGCACTTGTGTTTTGATATGCAAGACCTTGAACAATCTGGTTATAGTTTGTACCTAGTACAATATCAAAACCTGCTTGCTCTAAAATGTATTGTATGTCACGTCTACACTTTGCTTCGTTATATGTAAACGTACTTGTTTGTGTAAGTATATCGCCTTTGTATGCTGTTAACGAACCGCCAGTAAGTGTAAGAGCAACTTCGTCTGCAAACGTTACTGTATTGTTGTGTAGTGTTAAACCATCAAAGTATTTGTCACGATAAAAATAAGTGTTTGCCCATTTAGATTGTGATACACGATTCTTTGGACGTATAATTGCACGTCTCATCTCGTCACCAACAACTGAAACTTGTGAGCTTACTTTAATTGGATAGTCTTCTTCGTAAATACCTGATTCAACTTTAATAGTAATTTGTTTTTGACTAACTCTGTTACCGTATTCTAGTTCGTCACCTAACGAATCTGAAACTTCAACGTTTTGAATATCTCTACCAGCACCGTCAACTAAAAACTCAAATGGTTCTTCAAGTATTAGTTCCAGTTCGTCTGTGTTAGTAGCATCATTAATATCATTACTGTATGTAATAATTCTACCAATAGCATTACTGCGTGAGCCTGTTACAACTTTACCTGGTATAAGGTCTGTGTTTAAATCTTTACCTTGCCATACACTGTCATTACCGCCATTAGTAATTCTAAGTACATATGGTGCACCTTCTCTTAGTGCTGGAGCCGAGTCAATACCGTTATCAATAATATTTGTAACAATAGCAATCTTAGCACTGAACACATCAATAGCCGCACTTGGTGCGTCAACTAAACCAACATCAAAAAACTGATCGTAATCTGTGTTAAGTGGATTTGGATATGCCGTGTTAATTAAAATATATGATTCAAAAAGTTCTTTTGCTTTGTTAATTGTTGCAATAGTTTGTGCTTCTTGTGTAGTAACAGCAAGTCTACCACTTGAATTACTGTAGTATCTTAAACCAGCACTTCTTGATAATTTGTTTGCTGTTGCACTTGAACGTGTATCAAGTCTACCTGCATCAATAATGTAACCTAAGTCTCTTGCACATATTGCTTCATTGTATGCAAAGTTCTTCCAGATATAAGTTGGATCACTTTCAGTAAGTGTAAGGTCAGCATTTGCTGTGTCAATTTGTAAACTTACCCATTTAATTGTTTCTGCAATAACAAAGTCTTTGTTTTGAACAATAAGTGAGTTAAACTTTTCAGTTGATGCTCCGTAGTCTGCTCTTTCACCTGCTTTAAAGTCTGCACTATAAATTTTAGATGATACAAGTGATTGTGCATTAGCACCGTACTCAATTTTCTGCATGTACGGACCAGGTTCTACTGGACTTGATACAACAATTTCTTCTGCTCTACGTGCCGCGGCGTTTACTGATCTATATGCATATGCTAGTGAACGTCCTTCTTTGCCCGGAGGTGTTGATGCTTGTGTGTCATCACCTGTTGTACTAACAAACAAGTTAATGTTTGAAGCAAAACTTGTGTTGTCTACATAAAACTTTGATGCCGCTTGTAAATCTTCTATACCATTAGGAGTACCTATGCCTGCAAGTTCACCTGGATGATCTTCCAAGTATAATTTGCCTGCCATTTGATCACCTTGTCTACGGACAATGCTTTCTCTTGGTATTGCTTCGTTAGCAAGGAAGTCGCCTGTTAATTTCTTAGGCTGATAATAAAAGTCTACTAATTGTTGTGTACCAGTACCGCCTGCTACATTTAATTTGTTTGTTCCTGCTTCAGCGTCTGTTTTAGTTCTGTATAAGCCAAGTTGTGTATCACTAACAACTCTTACAAAGAATGTACCAGTAGCAAATTCTGTTACATCTGTTAATTCTTTTGTACTTGTTTGGTCAACTGCTGATGTTCCTGTTGAACTATATGTAAAGGAAGCACCATTTGCTGAACTATCAAAGCCGTGTCCTTGTCCTGTTGTTAATACACCATCAATATATCTGTCATTAATAACTGCGTTACCACTAGTGTAACTATTGATTGTAAATGTATAATCCTCAGTAGATATTTCGTTTTCTGTTCTAACTCTTAGTTGTGATCCTGTGCCAGTACCACCACCTTTTAAGTAATTGGAGTCTGCGTAACCTTTAGTAATAAGAACATCGTCAATGGTGTAGCCGTTGTCTTCTGCTTTTTGTTTCCAAGTATTTTGTGGCGCTGGATTGTATGCAACAAAGTTTCCAGCCATGTCTAAGTTTCCGCCTAGTGTTGGGTTACCGTCACTTGCTAAGTCACTTTTGACTGCTCTAACAACAATAACAGGTCTGCCATCGTCGTCTACTCTACTTGCATCAAACGCAATACTATCATCTAGTGTAGGATCTATAAATTTATCTGAAGCAAATCTATAAAACTCTAATTTACTACCTTGTGTATCATTATTGATACCTGCCATAACTGGCGCTGAGTCTGTAGTTGGAAAGTTTTCAAACGAGTCAATTGCAATGTCACCTAAGTCTGTAAGTGATATTTGGCCACCTTCGCCAAATACTGCATATAATTCATTAAAGTTTTCGTTTACTTTACGAAACGACTCGCGAATTGAATCGCCTGTACCGTCGTTACCTTCTACACCAATGTTTACGTCTTGTTTTGCCATTTTAAATTATACTCCAACGGGCTATTTTAATTCTGTTGCAAGAATTTGTTCTTGTTCAGCAAGTTTGTCCATGTCTATGTTAATACTAACTCCACAGCCACAACTGCTTTTAGACATAGGATTGTCTATTTCAAACTGCGATCCTATAATGCTTGTTTTGTAGTCAATAGTTGAACCTGCAAGATATAACAAACTCATTGTTTCAACTGCTAGGTTTCCATTACCAGCTTCAACAATTAATGCGTCATCTTCGAGATCTGAACGTTCTGTAGCAGTGTCCCAATCGTATTCAAAACCTGCACAACCGCCACCTTTCATGCCTAAAGTAACAGCGTATACGTTGTTATCTGTACATAATTTGTCTAATTGTGTTTTTGCGGCATCAGTAAGTGTGATCATATTCAACTCCTTTGTAGTATTTAGTCTATGTTTTTATAATCTTAATGTAAATATAGTTATGTTTATAAGAGAATATAAATCACAAACTAGGCACACCCGTAAAAGCAAAACGGGCAAGGAACACACCTACAAGCGTGATGTTACATTAGTAGTAATGCGTTGTGATAATTGTAATACAGAATTTGAACGTGCAAGAGGATCAATGGATCCTAAACGTATATCAAACAACTACTTTCACGTATGTAAGAACTGTGATAGTAAGGTTTTTGCTCAAAAGATGGGCGTAACCAAGAAAAATATCTGGGATATGCCTGCGTCTAGTGATTTAGATATTAGTAAACTTTAAACGTAACGTGCTGTTTTATAGCAACATGCATCGTCGTCTGGGTTATCACATGCTCTTTTACTGTTGGTATAGATAGTATCTAACCAATCTTCACGTTCAAACACTTCAACAACATCATCAACTTCAATTGTAGTATCAGTTTCGGTATCTGTTATTGTAACATTAAATAATGGCTTGGTAAACCCACCAGGCAATGTTCTAACATTGCCTGACTTTACATATGTGAAATCATATTTTCCTGCTAACATTATTAGTCTTCTTTTTTCCAAATAGTCCATGCACCGTATGCAATAGCACCGTATGCGGCTAATTTAGCAAAAGGTCCTGCAATCAATACAATAACACCTACTGCAATAAGAGCGGCTCCATCCCAAGATGTACGCTCGTCAATTCTTGCTTTTATCCAGTTAGTCATAAAGTTCTCCTAGTTTTTCTTAAATCCGTCAGCAGTTTCATTTGCAACGGTTTTCATTGAAGGTGTGCCTCTACGAAAAGTTGTATCCTTTCTAAGTGGTGCCTTAATAAATGAATTTGTATTATCAGGCCTTACACCAACTACCTTATCTAGTGTTAGTTCACCTTTATTGAATACTCTTGATACTTTTCTTTGAGCCATATTTGCTTCTCCTGTGTAATGTATTTATTAAATATATGTTCCTATAGGAGGAAAATTATGTTTAAATGGATAAACAAGATCTTAGGTAGAGCATCAGTGCCCAATATTATTGAGGATGTATTTCCAGGAGAAATACCTACTGAGTCAAAACCTAAGGCTTCAACGAAGAAAAAAGCAACAACCAAGAAGACTTCTACAAAGAAGAAAGGTTCAGGTAAATGTGATTTCGATAAGTTAACTAAAACTCAACTCCTTAAAGAGGCAAAGCAACGTGGCGTTAAAGCCAATGCAAGTCTTTCTAAGAATGAAATTTTAAGTAGACTTAAGGCCTCATAAGGCTTTTCAACTGCTCGATAGCAGTCTCACAGCGAGTTAGCTTACGCTCTAATACAGTAATAGCCGCTCGCTGTTTTCTTGACTGCTCTTCCAAACTAGTTACGTATGATAGTGACGGTACTTCTTGTTGGGTACCATCTTCGCCAAGCATAGTAAAGCGATCAACACCTTGTGCTTTTAGTCCACCTGTAACTCTGTTAGGATTTTTATCCGCTGATGGTGCTGTGTTCTTGGACTGACGCCCGTACATTTTGTTCAAATAGCTCATAGTGTTCTAGTTCCTCTTTGTATTTATATAAGTCAATACTAGCAAGATTCTTACACTTGCTCTCGCACATAATATCTGCATAAGGCAAAAATGATAGTGCATAGTCGTTGACAAGTTGGTTGGGATAGTAGTCGCTGTGCGCTCGTAGTTTTGCTTTCTTGTAACCATCTTCTAATAGTTGTGCCATATCGGGCATTGTGTCGTGTGCATAACCTTCGGGCAAGTGTTCGTTGCGACTGTATGAATAATGTATTGCAGGTCGCACACCACGCCACGAATCAATTACGCGAGCAAATCTATCGTCGGTGGGCTGTATATATTCGCCTTCACGGCACCAGTGATGGTGTATGTCGAGTACCAATGCAAGGTCGTCTGCAAGTTCGAGGCTTGCGTCGAGTCCCCACTTGTTCTCGTCGTTCTCGATTGTGATCGTGTTTCTCGCTTCGGGTGTGAGTCTCTTGAGTGCGGCCTTAATACCGGCTGGACCTTGTCTACCGGATATGTGTACGTTACACTTGAAGTCTTGGAATGATTGTCCGTAACCCATCCACCTGATACAATCCACATGATATTCAAACTCCTCTATTGATCGTTCGACGATGTCTTCGTTATCACTGGCAAGGACTGTGAACTGACCTGGATGCATGGAAAGTCGCACATCAAGGGCTCTTGCCGTGGCGCCGACTTCTGCAAACGCTCTCTCACAGTAAGCCACAACGTCAGGCTTACGCCAATAATAGCACCAATCGTGCTGGGTATAAACAGGAAGTACATCAGAACCAAGTCGTACCATCCTAAGTTGAGGTGGAAGGCTTCCCACATATTCTATTAACCTTTTGTATGACGCAATGTTATGGACCATGATGTCCCACAAGCGTTCTTCAGCAACATCACGTGTCTGCCTGTTGAGCCACTGTACTGTTGTGCTACGAGTATTTAGTGGTCGTTGAATTTCTTCTAGTAGTTTCTTCTTCTGCGTTTGGTCAGGATGCATGTATTTGCAAGCAAAGCCAATACGCTCTATTGGTTGATTCATATAGTCACCGCATGTTGTAAATTTAAGATCCATAAATTACCATTTTCTATATTCGCCATCAAGCTCGTGTGTGCCTGAATTGTCCCATGCCCACTGTATACAGTTGTACCATGCATAGTGCGCAGGATGTTGTCTTAGTTGTTTGTACCATTGTATAGCAAGTATAACACGTTTCTTAAAGTTTGTCAACACCAATTGTCCACTACCCATTTATCCGTTACATTTGACGGTTGTGGGTCTCCATGAAACACACAAATACAACATTCTACTCTAGGCTTTGCATCATGTTCTTCTATTTCAAACTTTTTATTGCCTCGTATGCCACCGTGTGCAAATGATCTGCTTTGTCTAACTTCCCATTTCCAACTTTGTATCCAACTATCTGGATATAACATTGCTTGAGTCTTACGAGTTGATTCGAACAACCAATCTTGGTCTCCATGCAATCTTTTTTGAATTGCAATCGGATCCTTTTGAAACTCTGTCCATACATGGTCAAGTTGTCCTACTTCATATCTAACAACACTTGAATTATACTTTTGCCAACCTTTACGCATAACACGAGTAAAGTCTCTTATAGTACACCAATGTCCCGGACTATATGTAAACAGTTTATCTATATTTGCTGATATAACTACATCAAGGTCCATATATAATACAGTACCGTTGATAGGTAAGTCTTTTGTAAACATATAAGGCTTACACCACCAACCCTGCAAGTGTCCTGGTAATGGTATAACTTTTATATTATGATTTAATCCGCCTGGATCTTCTGTTAAGCAAACAAACTCATAGTCAATTGTACAATTACGTTCGACCATATTGTATAGTTTGTTTACATAATCAGCAGAATACTTTGTGCCATGCTTTAAGCACAACACATAGTATTTTTTATTTGAATTAATCTGTGGAGCATCATCTCTTGCCATTTTCTCAAGAGCTTTTCTGCGTTTACGTTGATCCTTTGTTTCGCCTTCAACGTACTTTTTCAAAGACTTATCCCTCGTATATTGCTGAGTTTGCTCCGTGCTCTGCACATTCTACTCTTACGCAATAGCAACGATTGTCGCTCATATCACGTACTAGTTTATCTGCAAAGTTAAATGCATGTTCTGCAAACTTCTCTGCACCAACACCATCCATTACAACAATCTCTGCTAGGTCAAGTTCTTGTAGTTCCATAAACTTTTCTAAGTGTGGATCTCTTTTATCAATTGCTGTCTTGTGATCAAAGTGATCTTCTAGCCACTGCTTCAACGGTTTCAATCCACCAAAGTCAACTGCCCAGTTCTTGTTATCTAATTCATTACATCCAAATGTAAATGTAAATGCTAAACTGTAGCCATGTAATAAATGACAATGTGAATGATCTGCATTAGGTTGCCTAAAGACTGCTGACAGTCCAATGTTGTGTCCGTAATGTTTTGTGCTTAAATGTTTTCCCATAATATTCTCCTGTATAATTATATGGGCGGCAGAGTTAGAAGGGGTGACGCCAAGTCCTTGTTAATGTTATATCTTATTATATAGTATTGTACTTATGTTGTCAACCTTTACATTAGGTCTATTCCAGGCTTTTGGTAAAGTCCAGTTGTCGTCAACTAGTATTTTAAACTGTGTGTTAGGAAAACAAGCAAATACCATTCCTATTTGGTGTATCCAATATCTAGGATCAACAGGACGCTTATCTTCTTTGTCGTAGTTGCTAGTACCCTTATATACGTTGTTTACTGTTTTAGTAGTACTATGCAAGTCAAAGCCTATAAGATGCGCTGTACGGTCGTTATATAGCGTTACAGACAGCAATACAGCATAAGGCCCGCTCCCCCATTGAAAAGGTTCGTCCCATCTTTGTTTACCTTCGTATGGTAAGTCAGGAACTGTAGTTACTCCTTGTGGGAACCAAGATATCCAATCTTTTCTAGTATAAATTTGTGTATGTTTTAGGTTTGCATCTATTGCTTCTTGTGCCATACGTCTATCTACACAAACTAAATGATCCATATGATAGTCACGATGTATTGCGTTACATCCTATCTTTGGGCCATTAAGTTTATCTATATCAATAGAGGTACGGCTTTCGCCATTTCCAAATACGTACATAAAATTATTTAGCGGGGGTCTACTTTTAAATAGATGTTATCGAACTCTTGCTTTTTGTGTGTTTTGAATATTAAGTGTACACATTCAAACTCGCCTGTCATACTTACACGATACTCGCCACCCTGTACCATATCATCAGGCACTTTCATATGCCAACCGTTTTCTACACGGTCGCCTGGTGCTGTTGCTTGTATGTAGCGTTTTGTAAATGTGTTTAGGTTATGTGAGTGTGAACCGTCTGTTGCGTGTGCTACGCCATATACGGCTGTACTGTTGCACTGATACTTCTTTGATCCTACCATGTAGAACTCTATGTCTTGGTCTTTAGTTACTGGATTGTTTGTTACGCTTATTTGTGTATCTGTAAATACAAATGCGTTATCAAAACTCATATACGCAATTCCTAATGATATAATTGTTACCATACTAAGGCCACTAATTACATTCAGCATGGCCTTAACATACATATATCTTTTTAGACTATTGTTCATTATCTCTCCTAAAAGCCTCAACTTCTCTTTTAATACTGATGAACTCGTCTTTAACTTCGACTATGTTGTTACTTGCCCTATTAAGTGTTCTTATCAGATGTCTTATTGTGTATATAGTCCAAAACCACCATGTCACTGCTGTGACGGCAAACATTCCAAGTCCTAGCCAGAATGCGGTTTCAAAATCTATGATGCCTGTTGCAATTAATATAATTGATATTATTAGAAATATAGTTGGAGTGATGCGAGCATATAAATCCCATCTTTCAACTTGTATTTCAATAGCCTTTTCGGTTGCCTTATGTTTTGTTGTCATTTTTTCTCATGCCTTTTGTTAACGGAGGCTCAGTGGCGAACTCCAATTGTATTTATGGATCGACGTCCATATATTAATTGCTAGTATTATGAAGAAATAGGGCCGAAGGTCTTCCAAATACCCGGAGTTCCTTCTCGTGTGCAAATCCATCCAACATATCCTGCTGGCTTTGGATTTGAATTCCATACAACATCACCTTTACGGTATGAACCACTAAGTGGTGCATCATTAGAAACTTCAAATCGCTTACCATCAAAACTAACTGGTCCTGCTGTTTCTATATCTGCTGTTGGATTCTCAACGTTTATTCCTAACTTACCTTTTACAGTAGTTTTACTATCACTATCATTACCAAGTATAATTCTACCTGTAGCACTTATACTAATACGTTTAGTATTATCTGTAATAATGTTAATGTCAGCAGTTGAGAAAGTACCAAAGGTTGCTGTTTTACCTTCAGTATCAATAATAAATTCTGCATCGTCTTGCACTATGCCGAATGTTCCGTTTGGTGTTTCAGTACCAATACCAAAACGCATGTAGTCGCCGTTCCAGAACACATATTGATCAATGTTAAAGTTTCCGTCAACTGCTAGGTTGTTTAAAACACCTGTTTGTGTTAACGAACTCTTTGTTACTGTTGGTCCTAATTCAGTTCCGCTTAGTACACTTATGCTGTCTATTGAATAGTATGCCCCTGTTTGTAAATCAATTGGCTCTGAAGACCATATTCTATCTGGTCCACTACGAAGAACGAACTGCTTTGAAGCACCTTCTTTCTTCCACATAAGACCTTTTTGGTATATGTCGTCACTTGCACTTGCAACAAACTCTAATGGAGTAGAACGTTCTAATCTAATGTCTGCTGTAAGTTCGTCAACGTGTAGTTTTTGAGCAGTAACACTACCTTCAACAACTAAGTTACCTGTAACATTTGTGTCGCCTACTATGTTTTCAACGTCAATGTTATCTGTAGTAATACCATCGTTGTCTATTACAACTATAAGTCTATCACTATTATCTCTTATGCCTTGACTGGCAAATGAAGTTATCATTCCACCATGAATTGCATCGCCTGTTAAACTTCTAGGTCCAACAGTTGGTTCTGGGGCTGGGGATCTTGATAGCTGAAATACTGCATCGCCTAAGTCTGTTAAACCTTGCTTAATGCGTAATAACTCTTGATCACTTACATTCTTATTACTCATGTATGTATTTATCAAACAACTTTAAGAAGCACTGTCTCGGGGTTACACCTACCATTTAGTTTAGTATCTGTTGTTTTGATGTCATCTAAGAATGTACGCAGTTTCACTTTGCCTGAGTCTTTAAACTCTTTTAACTGATCTACAGGCTTACGCATAGTCTTTTGTATACTTTGTTCTTCATCAAAGCCAATAATAGTTGTACCTTTAACACTAAGTCCACTACCTTCTCGAGCAAGTCCTTTAGGATCTATATTACTTGCAATATACTTGCCTATTTTACGGGTCTTAATATTGAATACCCAAAGCTCATTAGCACCTACAATACTTGTAGGATCAATTGATGCGAGTGAATACTTGTCATCTGCTTTACAAAATTTAAGTTTTTCAACTACTTTACTTGCGCTTCTTGCTTTAGCCTTACGTGGTTTACGTGTTGCTTTAGCCAAGTCGATAATCATATCAAAGTTACTAAGAAGTTTTGCATTTGCCTTTTTATACTTGGCAATGTCTGATTTTTTAAGATGTGCGTAACCTTCTTTTAGTTGTTCCCACATATCAGCATCATGATCGCTCATTTTAGCCAACTGTCCTTTTGTTGGCATACGATCTAAATCGTTAAAATCTTTTACTTCTGCTTCGTACCATTGTCGCATCTTTCTAGCATGTGCTTGTGTACACTGTACTCTCTTAAGATGTTTTGATATGTCTAATCCTTCAGGATCAAATGACTTTGGGTCTTCTACCCAACCTTCTAACCAGTCTTCAATTGGTTCACACATCTGACGACACTGTTCTTGTATACGCTCTTGAATAGTTGGTACATACTTTTTAACTTTTTCTTTTGCTTCTTCTTCTTTTACTTCTACTATTTCACTACCAATTCTAATTGCGTCTGCAATTTTACCTCGCAAGAAACGTTCAACACCACAAGTTAGCTCTCCGCTAGTACCTGCCAAGCTCTCCCAATGGTCTGCTTCTTTCTTGTTTAGTCTAGGCGCACCCATTAGGTCCATACGTGCTACAATACCTGCTGTAATACTTAATGCACTGTTAGGAGCGTTCTTTACTGCTTTAATATCTTCTTTAGAATAGAAGTCATCGTCTTGTTCCATCCATTTAGGAACATTAGTATATAAGTCTGCTGGTTTGAAATGTTCGTAGTACCACGAATGTGTATGTCTACGATGTTTGTGGATCTGTTCTCCAGTCCACTCTTCCCAGCCTTCCCATGAAGGTTCCTTAAGTTTTGCGCCTCGTTGTATGCGTGGTGCCGCTCTAGGCTTCTTCTTTCTAACTTTTGGCATAGCCATTTAAGTCTTCTCCTAAATAGTGATTTTCTATAGTATATATACGTTAGTTATAAAAGTCAAGTGTTTTTTAGTGTTAACCACGTCAAATGCTTATCTTTCATGCGTCCTGTTATTTTTACTTTATATCCGTAAGAATGATCGTCTGGGTAAATGTGATATTTTATGTCGGAGGCATTCTTCATGCAGAACTTGCCTTGATCAGTTTGTTGCCATTCCCATATAGGAGCAGAAACGTAGAGGTCTGGATCCTCTACGTCTGCCATATTGAAAGAGTACAGTACGTACTTGTCCATTTATTTTTTAGATAAGGTGTCTAGAAGTTCTTTTTGTTCGTCCTGATAGTCTTGATAACGTGAACGAACAATGTCTACTGTAAAGTCAATAAACATAAGTGCTGGAGCAATGTAGAAATACTCTCCTCCAAGTGCAAGTACAGCCGCACATCCTAGTGCGAAGTATGAAAGATAACGTTTTGAATATCCTTCCATACCGGTGAAGTTCCATTTAAGGAAGTACATAATCTTTTTCATTTTAAGCCTCTTCGTTAGGGTTCCAAATAGTTAAGTTCTTAGTCTTAAGTCTATTCACTACAATATTGTATCTTGATTGTTCTTCTTTCCATTCCTTTAACCATTTATGACCATCACGTTCTGCATCTACAAAGATTGCATTAGTCATTGCTAGTGGTACTAAGATTGCAAAGTGAACAATAATACTTGCTAGTGTGTTGTAATTAAAGAATCCTAAGTAGTTTGCGGCTAAGAAGCCAAACCATACACTCCAAATAGTAAACAACACCAGCATAAAATAAGTTTGTAAACTAGGGTCTGGAATATACTTTAGTGGATTGTACTTAACACTCATTACACGTCTCCAGCCACTTACAAGACTGAATATAGTTCGTCTAAATAGACTTGGTTTTTTCAAGTTTGGTTGTATCATTGCCTTTCTCCTAATCAATATGATTTCTAATAAACTCTTTTATTACAT